CTAGAGGTTATGGGAAGGCTAGATACAGGAGAAGATAGATGCCTAAAGTTGGAGGAAAAAAATATCCTTACACACCTAAAGGTATTGCCGCTGCGAAAGTGGCGCGAAAGAAGTTGAAAAAGGGTGGTCTTGTTAATAAAAAGAAGAAATGATTAAGCGCGTTCAGGTAGACGGAAAAACACAGTATTGTCTGTTTAGTCGGGCGAACAAGAAACTGGGCTGCTACCCCACCCGCAAGGGTGCGGAAAACAGGGAGCGTCAGGTATTGTATTTTAAGAATAAGAAGAAGACGAGGAAAGCCTAATGCCTACTCCAAACAAACCAACAGGCGGTAGTCCTGAACAATACGACCCTTATATAGCCAACTATGGCAGAAAATGGTCGCAGATGGACCCCCTCACAAAACGGAAACTGATTGAAGGGGCACCGGTTGGTGGTGCAGGAACCGGGTTAAGCAGTCGCCGCATACAGGAAATGGTCCACCATGATGTGGTTCCTCCATGGGTGGGTACAGGGCCAATGAATACTGGATACAAGCGTTCCGGTTCCCAGGCCCTGGAAGAATTGAAAAAAATACGGCGATACGCTCATCCAGAACTCTTTGAGGAGTCTGTACAACCTTTTATTTCTCCGACACCGACACCATCTGTCGCGCTGGCGGATTTAGCAGGATCAGCGGCTCTTTCTTCTTCCTCTTTGGACCCATTTTTATTCTCTCCGACCTCTACTCCTGTTTCTACTTCTTCTGCACTGGGAGATGTATTAGTCCCCTATAATCCGGACTTAGGAACGGTTCCTATTGGAGACCAAGCCCCGGTTACCGTTGCAGCAGGAACGGACCCGAATATATTTTCCGCTCAAGTGGAAGAACCAACTACTTTTTCTCAAGGAGGCGCAGCGATGCCCGGACTAGGATTTAGACCTTTAGGTTACTCAACCGGAACAGGCCCAAGAGGAGTGGAAGATGACTACATCGGTAACGTAATCTCTGAGTTTAATAATTTATTTACTAATGAACAGATGACAGATGTAGTTGACCTTGTGAATGCTAATCCAAAGGTTTTTTTCGCAAGGGACCTTGATCCCATGGTGGCCAATATTATTCAATATTTAGTTACGGAGGGACATGTGAAACGCCCACCTACTGCGGACCAAATTACTGCGGAAACAGAGCGAGTAATAGCGCCTCCCGCTCCTGTGGGTGCAGGAATGGATATGCCTTATCCACCTGAAGATCTCACAGACACATTTTCAGCACTAATTAATCCACCACAGGGTACTTCTCCTGTTGGAGCACAGTATCAAGCCGGTGGACACGTGGGCCGTGGTACGATGGCCGGTGAGCTGGGAGGCCGGGGTGATTTGTCTGTCCGTCAGGCTGGCGAGACGATGCAGGAAAGATGGAAACGGATGCACGGCTATGCCGGTGGCGGCTATGCTTCCCGTGGAACGGTGGCCGGTGAGCTTCCCCGGTATGGTCACATGAGTGTCCGGGAAGAAGGCGAAAGTATGGGTGAGCTGGCAAAGAGGCACCGGGATCAGGACTGGTATAACCGCATGGGCCGAGGGCTGGGAAGCCTTCGTAGAAGGATGGCGTAAATATGGCACCTCCCAATTTACCACGCAGCAATTTCGGAACCGCCTCTCTTGTAGAGCGGAAGAATGAAATCCCTCCTGTGGAACTGGGGGAGGACAAGGGTGCCGAGGTCCCGCTAGAAAACGCCACTGTTATCGAAGCTCCGGGTCTGAATATTGAAATGGAAGACGACGGCGGCGTGGTCGTGGACTTTGATCCACGCGCAGCTCGTCCGGACAACGAAGACTTTTCCGCCAATCTTGCGGAAGAAGTGGAGGACTCTGAATTGTCGAGGATTTCCTCCGATTTACTGGAAGAGTACGAAACCAACAAGAACGGTCGTAAGGATTGGGAAGAAGCCTACAGCACGGGGCTGGAATTGCTGGGCTTTAAATACGAAGAGAGAGCGGAGCCGTTTCGCGGAGCCACCGGGGTAACTCACCCGTTGCTGGCAGAAGCTGTCACACAGTTTCAGGCACAGGCTTTCAATGAAATGCTTCCGGCGGGAGGGCCGGTACGGACAGAGGTTATAGGAAAGGTTACGCCGGAGGTAGAGGATCAGGCGGATCGCGTTCGCCACTTTATGAATTACCAGATTAGCTGCGTAATGAAGGAGTACACCCCTGAGTTCGATCAAATGTTGTTCTACTTACCATTAGCTGGCTCAACATTTAAGAAGGTTTACTACGACGATTTCCTGTGCAGGGCGGTGAGCAAGTTTGTTCCAGCAGAACAACTGATCGTACCGTATACTTCCACAGATCTGGAGACAGCGGAGAACGTAACGCATGTAATCCAGATTACCGAGAATGATATTCGCAAGAAACAGGTCGCAGGGTTTTATCGGGATATTGAAATAAAGGAAACCCAGGTTGATCCTTCCGATGTCAAGGAAGAAATGGACAAGATCAGCGGGATTTCCGCTAGTTATCTCGATACCGACATCACCTTGCTCGAATGCCATGTGAACTTGGATATAGCTGGTTTTGAGGACACCGGAAAAGGAGGGGATGCCACCGGTATAAAACTTCCCTATGTGGTCACTATTTCTGAAAACAACGGAAAGGTCCTAAGTATTCGGCGCAACTGGCTGGAGGATGATCCAGACAGGAGAAAGCGTCAGTACTTCGTTCACTTCAAGTTCCTGCCGGGTTTTGGATTTTACGGTCTTGGTCTCATCCATATGATTGGAGGACTAAGTCGAACGGCGACGGCAGCTCTTCGTCAGCTCATAGATGCCGGAACTCTGTCCAACCTCCCTGCGGGGTTCAAGGCGAGGGGCCTCCGTATACGGAACGATGACGAGCCGCTGTCGCCGGGAGAATTTAGGGATGTAGACGCACCGGGAGGCGTGATACGGGATGCGCTAATGTTGCTTCCTTACAAAGGAGCAGATCAAACTTTATTCCAGTTAATGGGTTTTTGTGTGGACGCGGGGCAGAGGTTTGCCTCTGTTTCCAGTTTACAAGTTGGAGATGGGAACCAGCAAGCAGCGGTGGGAACGACCATTGCTCTTCTCGAACAGGGTGCGAAAGTCATGTCGGCTATTCATAAACGGCTGCACTACGCACAAAAGGAAGAGTTCTATCTTCTGTCCTACGTGTTCGCGGATTATCTACCTCCTGAATACCCCTATAACGTAGTGGGTGCCGAACGCACCATCAAAGCCAAAGACTTTGACGACCGCGTGGACGTAATACCGGTATCGGACCCCAATATCGCGTCGATGGCGCAGAGAGTGGTTCTGGCACAAACAGAACTGGAACTGGCTCAATCTGCTCCGGATCTGCATAATATGTACGAAGCGTATCGGCGCATGTATAAGGCAATCGGCGTCAAGGACGTAGACGCAGTTCTGAAGCCTAGCGAGGAAGGCGAACCCGTTGCGAAAGATCCGGCATTGGAAAATTCGGACTCTCTGGAGAACATTCCTCTGGTGGTTTTTGAAGGACAGAACCACGACGCTCATATAATGGCGCATCTGGTTTTCGGCTCTTCCACAATGGTTGGGACGATGGCACCCGTAGTGATGTCTCTTCAGAAACACGTAATGGAGCATATTTCCGTCAAAGCCAAAGAACAGGTAGCAGCTCAGATGCAGCAACAAATGGGAGGTCAGCCTCCGAATGAACAACAAGTTCTGCAAATTGAGAGCATGGTAGCGGAGTTAATCGCGCAAGGAATGCAGGAAGTAAAAGCAATGAGTGCTCAGATAAGCGGTGGCGGCGAGCAAGATCCCTTAATCGCCCTGAAGGAACAGGATCTTCAGATTCGGGCACAACGAGACGCTAATGAAATGGTAGTTGATCAGGCTCGTTTGGAACTGGATACGAAGAAAGCTAGAAACACTATGTCTCTAGGAAAAGAACGTATTGCTTCTACAGAAGAAATTGCGGCTGCACGTATTAAAGCCGCACGAGAGCGTGAGCTGCTGAAACAGGATTCAAAAGAAACTATTGTCGTAGACCGGGAAAATAGGAGATAATCATGGCTGCTGCGAAAAGAAACCAACCTTCTGTTGGCAAGATCGCCAAAGGAGAGGTTATTAGTGACCAAGGAACGGTTCCATATCATGGACCAAAAACGGTAGCTACACCTAATACTCTGAAAGGTACTGTAGTAAAAGGTACTCAGAAAGGGGTGGGCGCTGCGCTTCGCGGCACTTCCTATACATATGACTGAGGAGAATTTTTTATGAATGAAGTATCCCATTGGGTAAAAGGACGGTTATCGGAACCGTCTA